AGTCGCACTATAGATCGTTGGCGACTATCAGTGTGGGGCGTACTACAGGAGTGTCTGCTACGGATTCTAATGTGTTCACGAATTTCGCTCTTAATAATGCGGTTGCCTTTTGGACCGCTGCAGGTGGCGCCCGTCCTATCGATAATGGAGTTGCTGTCCCGCCATTTTCTTCGGACATAACTATTCGTGGCGGGATAGTTAATTTCGATTTACAGAATACTGAACCAGAACAAGACGGTTCTGTTTCCTCACCTTGCCTGAAGGTGAAGTTTTGGTATATCTACACGGTAGGTAACGTGGATCTGACTATTATTCCATTGGCTGAGAATAATTTATGGGATCCCACGACAACATCTGAATTTAGACAGAAGGTTGGACAAGTATACCACTATGAAGAGGTTATTTTAAAGCCAGGAGAGGCTTATTCTTTCTCAAGGAGGTTGCGTGCAAGCAAATTAGATCAGAATAGATTTTTAGCATTCGACCATACGCCTTTGTTTATGTATCAGGTTGTCAGCATGGATGCAAATCCAGCCTTCTATCATGTAAAGCACGGTTGGAATTTGTCCTTTTCGGCTGACGCGTTCTAGGCTAGATGGGTACACTATTACCCCATCTAGCGGCCTTTTGGCCTTTTTGATGTACTGACGATTATGCCCTTAGTGGCTCTATAAATAAAGCGGTTCCCGCAGTTGTTTTATATCAATGGTTAACGGAGCCAAGAATTGGGTCTTTACACTCAACAATTACTTAGAGTCTGATTTTGAGTTATTTTGTACTTTTTGTGCTAACAATGAGCAGGTTGAGTATGGGATCGTCGGGAAAGAAGTCGGCGATGGAGGAACTCCGCATCTCCAGGGGTACTTCAAACTTCGAAGAAAGCGTGATCTCCGTGCTCTTCGGCACGAACTTAGCCCTCGAGCACATTACGAGGTCGCTCGCGGTTCTGCACGATCGAATAGAGAGTATTGCTCAAAGGGTGGATCATACTCGGAGTTTGGTCGAAAACCTGCAGAGGTTCGACCGACACGAGATGAGCTCGCCGTCAAGTTTCGAGCTTCCCTCTCAGAAGGAAGTGGAGGATTGGATCAATTCGCTGGAGACCACCCAGGTGTCTACCTCTTCTCCGGACATAACTTGTTACGAAACGCTTTAAGTTTAAAGCGTCCTATTATTCGTCCTGAAATTAGAGTTGATTGGTTATGGGGACCTCCTGGAGTTGGTAAATCTAGGAGAGCTCATGCAGAGCTACCTGAAGCTTACGTGAAGGAACCCAGGACGAAGTGGTGGAATGGTTATTTACTTGAAAAGTGTGTAATCATAGATGATTTTGGTCCAGGTGGTATTGATATAAACCATCTATTAAGGTGGTTTGATAGATATAAATGTATGGTTGAAAATAAAGGAGGTATGATCCCTTTGTATGCGGATCGCTTTATTGTAACGTCGAACTTTGATCCGGAAGATTGTTTCCGTGATAAGTTCAGTGGTATGGCCCATCCTCAGCACGGTGCTTTGATGAGGCGGATCACATGTATCAATATGTATCAGTGAGTAATAAAGAATAATTATGCGTAGAGTTCTTGTGTTGGGGCCATCGCGTGTCGAGCGAAGCGAGTACGCGTCCCCCCAGGGGGGGAGGCCAAGACCCGGGTACCAGGGTCTGTGGCCGGGGGGTCATGCCTCTTCCTAAAGTCCCCCTTTCTAATCTCGAGCGCGCTCTGGCGCGTGAGAGAAAAGTCTATAAATACTGGCATGACTTAAGAAGATTCATAACCATCGTACAGTTTTGTGAAGTTGCGATGGCATTTAAACGGAAGAGAGTTTTTGCTCCTCGTCGTTCGAGCGGTAAACGGCGCAGAAATGCAGGTTACCGTCGCCGTCGTTCGACTCACACTCGTAGTAGTGGCTATACTAGCAGGACTAGTAACGCACGGACTTCTATGTCCATGTTCAGAAGGAAACCATTTAGCGCTCGCAGGTTTAGAAGTGGTCTCTTCAACGAGACACGATTTAAGTCGCACTATAGATCGTTGGCGACTATCAGTGTGGGGCGTACTACAGGAGTGTCTGCTACGGATTCTAATGTGTTCACGAATTTCGCTCTTAATAATGCGGTTGCCTTTTGGACCGCTGC